TTATTTTTTTTGCCGATTCTCATTTTCCCCATCGGACCCGTTACTCTTAACATCGAAAAATATTTAAGGTTAATTTATTAAGCCAACAATAAAAAAGGAGAGCTATTAGATAGCCCTCCATTTTATTTATTTAACTGGTTCCCAACCATCCAATACTATTGTTCCAAGTGCTGAAACCTGTAACCATAAGCAATTAGATTCCAATTTAGTTAACGGCTCTCCTGTGAATACAGCCGTTGAACCACCCGGACCTGTAACATAGCACATCCACGCACTACCGTTATACGATGTAATGGCCGCTATACAATCCCGCTGATAAACCAGCTTAGAACTGCTTATCGTAGCTTCACCACCAAATAAGGCTGTTGAATTAATCATAATTGACCCTGTACACGTAAACGGTAATTTATAAACCGGAAAAGCTGTAAACGATGTTCCGTCGGGAAGCGTGATATCAACATGTTTAGTTAACGTGCCGATAGAAGTTAATTCCAGAGAGCCGGATATCTCCATAAGTTTGAGATTTTCATTATACAAATAAACAAACCTTCTATAAGGCGACGCGCTAGCTTTAGTTATTTCTTCTATCACCTGTACATCACTGGCTTTAACATTTCTAATTTTCCAGTTTCCGTAACCTAACGCAATTTTAGAATTGGCAAGAGCTTCGTTTGCCGTGCTTACAGCTCCACCCGCTGCGGTCTGAGCGTTAGCAGCCGTAACGTTAGCAGCATCAGCTTTAGTGTTAGCATTGTCTGCCTGTTCTACAGCTCCGTTAGCTGTTTCCTGCGCAGCTCTAGCTGTTTCTAAAGCGGCATTAGCTGTAGCGTCAGCCCCACTACCACTATCATACGCATTTTTAATAGCCGTATCAATCGAGCTAAAAGCTCCATTAACATCTGTTAGCCAAGCCGGCTTGTCAGTACCTAACCACTGTGGCAAATTGTAATTTGGTGTTTTGTTTGTAAAACTCATATTAAATCCTCCTTAAATTTTATGCAGCTACGCCATTGAAATCATAATCAAAGGCTGTAATTTGTTTACCATCATACACGCTCGCTGTTAATTCAAGCGCGTCATATTCCGCAGCGGTAAGTGCTCCTGGCTGGTGCTGTGTAATTAACCAATTAATTACATCTTTATAAAACACCACTTGACCTGTTATAGGGCTGCGCATATAAAATCTTTCATCGGGATAAAGTAATTTTTTGCCGTATATATCATAATCAAAAGCACTTAAACCCCGGTCGTCATAATCGGAAGCGTTAAGATATAAATTGTCATACTTTTGCGCAGTTAATGCGTAGTACTTAAACACCCATGTCATGTAATTAAGTACATCTTGTAACACTTCTAACTTTCCAGTTATGGGATTAATCACCATAACCTTTTGTATCTCCGGAATCATGTCAATTACTTTTTGTATTTCTTCGTCAATGTAGGTTTTTAGTTTTCCGTCTTGTGCGTCAACATATTGTCTTAAATAGTTTAATTGATTGTTAATGTTTATAGTTAATTCATTAATCTTTTTTATTACCCATGTTTGCTGCTCGTCAATAGCATTTTCTACAAACATTTCTAATGCTTTCATTTTAGCCTCGTTGTCCGCAAGCTGCGCATCAACTTTGTTTTGCAGCAAATCAAACTTTCCGTTTAATTCATTTCTTAAATCGTCAACCTGCTGGTCCACATATGTTGTAAAATCATCACCGAAACCATTAACTACTTCAATGACTTCATTCATTTTGAATTCAATTCTACATAGCTGTTCATACAAACTCATGCAATCGCTGAAAGTTAAAGGTAAAATTGATTTACACTTAATTATCAAGGGTGTAACATCACCTAACATTTTAAACCCCCTTCTTAATAGATATTCATAAACAATTCAGACAATTCCTCAATAATCATCATGTCTATGTTTAAAAACGTGTCCCTGTACTCCTGTAAATAACTAGAAAAACTTCCGCCTCCTGTCTTACCTATAACATTTTCAATATAGTTTTCTGTCGTGTTCGCTTTTTCGTTTTCGTCAATGTTTGTAACTCCATCATTTGTACTAGTTGAATGTCCTGTTGCTTCACTGTTTACTGACGTGTAAGTTGTTAAATATTTTAAATCTTTAACATTGTCGATTTGTCCTTGTGGTGTGTCACTGTAGCCGGTTCCACTTTTTCCAGTCTCCGAACTATCTACTGTTATGTCATTTGTGCTGTCAGTTTTACTGAGTTTGTCTCTTGTTTCGTCTTGTTTTCTGTCGTGCACTCTGTTAATATCCGTGTCGTGCATTGGGTTAAATTCGATTGTTGCGCTTTTGTAAAGTTGGTTATAATAAGGCATTATCTCGTTCAATTTTCGGTTAAGGAAAAATTTAAATTTTCCATAAGTTTCTAACCCGATTTCACGGAACCAGTAATGCTCCATTATCTTTGTTTCCAGCACACTTTTGTACTGCGGGTCATAAAGCGGGTAATTAAAGTCAAACAATAATGGCCTAGCTTGATTAATTACATCATAGGTGTTAGTTAATCCGACTCGTTTTTGGACTCCGGTGATTGATTCGCAAATGGTTCTGAGTTCTGTTGTGTACTTTGCCATGGATTCTCACCTCCTCCATACTGCCTGTATCTAACGTCCACCTCTTCTTCCAGTTCATCGGCAAAAAGTTCGTTAATCCATTTACAAGCGTCCTTTCTAGCATTAAGCATTGTAAAACGCTGCGCCCTTAACAACTCTTCGTTGCTTTCTACCTCATCTGTAATCAGTCTCTCTTTTTTGTCGATATTAGCGTTATCAATCCCCAAAAATGTTAGTGCTTCGTTCCAAATCATGTTTTTGGCAATCATAAGCTGCGGATACCGTTCTGGAACGTCTGTCTTGATACAGCTAATAGCGTTTTCCTGTAAATGTTTATCTCCAAATATAACAGGATAATTTCCGTCATATTTATCGTAGACCGCCCTTAACGTTTTCTGTTGCGCTTCTGTACCATATAACAGTAACGGTGTTTTTTGTCCATTTATGTTTACGTCAATAGCGCGTTGGATGTTTGTTAATCGTTCAGCAAAAAGTTGTATTGACAATGATGTGGGCTGTCTGAGATAGTTATTCCAAATTATCACACTGTCCTGGTCGTCACACTGCTGAGTAAACCTTGTAACGTCATATGCTCTTCTCCTTATCGGGACCCGATACATGTTAAGTGGTCCCTCCAACGTGCACTGTGATGTAAAAAATCCCTTGTTTAAATGGTCCTGGTAAAACAACGCATATCCGAACTCAAAAAGTATTAGTTCTAAAAAACGGGCGTCGCATGTCGGGGGTAAGTTTATCCACTCAAACTGGTTGATAGCTAATTCCTTTAACCTGTAATAGTAGTCAAAAAACGTAGCGTTGTTAAACCACTGTGGATTCTTCTCACACACATCCAACCCGTTAAGATTAAATTTTGTCTTTCCCATTTTCTCACCCCCTCACCTACGTGTAGTTTACTTTACCAAAATCTCTTACATAGTAATCCCCACCCTGACCGATAACCGTGGTTTTTTCAAAAACACCATCTGTTCCGCCTCCGGGTTTACCAGTGTTACCACTAATATAGGTTATGCTGTTTCCATTTACGGCAGATACCACACCGCAATGGTGTAATACTGTTGCGCTTTGTTTTGTTATAAAAAATAACACATCACCCGGTTCTGGCAGTTGCCCGCCTACCTCCGCTTTCCATGTTGACCCCATCGCTGTCATATCATCATACAATTTTTGTACACCAGCGTTAGGTGGTACTTGTTCTGATACACCAGCTTCGTAAGCACAATAGGTTAAACACGTACAGCACCACGCGTCTTTAACATAGCTGCCGTAATACCACCGCTGGAACATTCCGATAGTTTCATCCCATTCTTGCGCGCCGATGTATTTACGCATTACTGTATCAATCCGTGTTTTAGTTGGCACAGTTGTATAAATTGCTTCTATGTTACAATCATTAGGCGGCATAATAAATACAGACGGAGTTGTGCTGTCATCAATAAACTGTCCCCCATTATATGTTACCCAACGTTGGAAATTTACTGTAGTATCGGCAGCAATTTGAACGTTTTCGTAAGCTTGATATGACCCACTTCCAGTTCCACCCGTGACTGTTAAATTATACTTGTCAGTTGGTGGTGGTACAGGGGTTCCACCATTGTCGCGCGTGTAATCTCCCACCCAATCACCATGCCAAAATGTAACACCATTATCAAGCATTTCTTTGATTTTTACAAGATGTGGCGTGGGTGCGCCGCCTATGACCTTTGCGTCAACTGTTTTAACATAGTTCCAACTCGGTCTACCTGTAATGTTAGGCACTTTTACACGATTAACACGATAACCAAAAGCACTAAAATATTCGTCAATGCTTCTCGCAATTTCTGCTTTTATGGTTTTCTGTTCCAGCATAAATCCGTATTTGTATAATGATACGTTGGTATAACCATTTCCAATTGTACCACCAATAGCATTAGGTATAATGCTATGCACTTCTTTTTCTTCGCGCATGGATGATACTTGGTTGTTTAACCCACTAAACGTACTAGCCGCAAAATTAGCTACACCCGCACCAGCTAAAACAGCGTTTCCACTTAAGGCCCCACCTACAGCTAACAAAGAATTTGTTGCAACATTAAAATCATTCCTGTCAAGCTGATAACCCCACCGGATAGACTGATTTGCTAACCAACTGGCATACACGTTATTAACCCATGTACATTGTGGGTAGTTTCCTAATGCTACAGATTCGTTAAAGTTTGTTGTTACACCTTTATAATCCTGTGGGTAACATATTATTCTTCCGTTAGGGGTTGCAACGCCCCTAAATACTACGTTTGGTGTGTTACCACTAAAAAATTCATATCGTAAAATGACAGCGTTTCCTTCGTTGTTGCTTATCTGCAAACAGCGATAAGGATAACATAATAATTTATTATTTTTTGGTGTATAACCGTTAAGTGTGTTTGTGTTTGGCACGGACAGATTTGTGGCAGTTCTTACAGTTGCGGGTAAGTATCCACCGCTGCTTCCACCGGACACGATATCTTTAGGCACCATGTACATTGATACAATAGCATCTGTTTTACCCGCGCCGTTAATTGCTTCAATCAGCGTTGGCAATAGTGACCCCGTTGTCCAATTATCCGAGTCAAATAAATAGTAAGATGCGCCGCTGTATATCCCTGCATACACATAACCACCTGCGGGAGGAAAAGAGGTATCCTTTAATTCTACCGTTGACCCAACAACAATCCACCAGTCTGTAAAATTTTTCTGAGTGAATGATGTGCATACGTAATCACCTAAAGCCAAACCTTCGTCGATTAAATTTGCACCAACGCTATCGTCATTAACATGCTCACGTTCCACAAAGCAAGCTGGAATGTTTATGTCAAACATATAGGTTTGATATGCGTCAATTTCAAAGTAGATTTTTGTCATTACTTCGCTTTCATATTCCAGATTGGTGATAAATGCATAAAACCATTTATCCCCAAACTGCGGATTCCTGTAACACAAGTAGTTACAATCTACTAAAGCGTCATACTGTGCAGGATACCTAATCATGGAGTTTTCGCGCTGATAAGATAAATCTCCTGCTGAATATTGTGTTTTTCCAGCAAAGAATGATTCTTGTGCTGCGCGATTGTCAAATGTAAGTTGGTCCCTATAGGTGTTATCAAGGGGTACCGCCCGGCATAACCGGACGGTTGTTATTGGTGCGAATGCCATAATATACCCCCTTATTAATTAGGTTAAAGTGATAGTTGCTATACCGGATTTTGTATTGTCCAGTTTGGATGTGGCTGTTACCGTCAGACTGTCTACGGTAATACCCGGTTTAATGGTTACAAGACCGCTGCTATTAACACTAGCGTTAGCATCTTCTGTAATTGTCCAGACCACATTATTACTAATAAGACCCGTACCAGTTACAGCAGCGGTAAGCTGCACTGTTCCACCAGCAGCCTTTGTTACGCTTGCAGTACCCGGGGTAATTGTGACAGATGTAACAGTAGGCGCTTCTGTTGTAAAAGCAACAACGTTTTTAAATGGGCTGTAAGATAACGTTTCCCAATGATGCAGGAAATAGTTATAGTATAACCTGGACGCGACATAATCGCTAGTCATGGTTAAATAGTTATCAAAAACCATAAACCAATCTTCATCTGCTGCGATAGCGATTACTCCTTCTTTTTCCAGTCCACCAAAATCATCCACGATAACTCTTCGTCCGATAAAATTGGTCTTATCCATGTTAAAGGCGCTTGCCAAAACTTCAACGTCGACCGTGGCTGCAACGCTTGAAAGGATAAATATAACCTGTTCGTCAAGCGGTGTGTGTGTGGTAACACCCATAAAATTGCTGTCGCTGCGCATAAAGGTTAAATCAAGCGCTGTCTGCCGGAATAAGGTCATTGTCTTTTTAGCGTTTACATCACTGTCCAGACCTGGAACTGTAACCGGTCTTAAAGCCCCGCGCATACCTGCTTCAAAAAATACATTTTTCATAAGCAGGAATTCATCGTATTCGTCGGATGTATAAACAGCTTCGATAATTTTTGAAACCAAATCTTCCACACCCTGGTAAGACAGGAAAGCGGTTCTTAAGTCATCGTTCTGAATGGTTACAGGGTACTTATCCTGTCGGTTGCGTTTGTGAAACGCTGCAAGAACGTTTGGTAAACGTCTTTCAAGCTCATCCTGCGCAGCCGTTTTTCCCTGGTCATCCACCAGATAATACGGTTCAGCCTTAATGATATTTACAAAAATTTCCTCCACTGTTTCACCAAGGCTCATCATGCCCTTTTTAAACCGCTTAAGTGGGTTGTTGTAAGAACGGCTGGTGATAATAACCATACCGATTCTGTTTACCAACGCATCCAGAAATTCGTTACGAGTTGCTTCATAGTTAAGAATCGGATTCCCGATTTCTGCAATGTTATCCTGGGTTGCTTCTGGAACTCTGTCTTTGTATGCCTGGGATGCGTCACTTCTGATTACATTTAAAAGCTGCATTCCGTTTGGCACTGCACTGTACTCCGCTGCTGCATACTTACTTTTTACTGGCATTTATTAATCCTCCTTCTCTGCCTTTTTCCATAAATCATCAAAGGACAGCTCCTTACCATCGTCTTTGATATCTTCCTTCTGTTCCCGTTCCATTTCTTCTTTTCCGGGGCGGTCGTTCCTGGAACCACGCATGCGATAACGTCTGTTATCGTTCCGCAACTTGTCAACCTCAGCCATTAAGTTGTCGTAATCAGCGTCGTACCGGTCCAGTTCTTCTTCGTACCACTCAAACTTTTCCCTTAACTGCTGATACAGTCCGTCATAATCGGTTTCATCGGTTCCGTTACGTAACTGGTCCTCAATCTTATCATACCAACCACGCTCTTCCCGTCTGTCCTCTCTTGCATCTTCGGACCGTCTTTCATCGTTCTGACGTTCATCACGTCGACCCCTCTGGTCTGTCTCATCGTCGTCTTTCCTACGATAACGGTCCTCCTCGCGCTCGTCAAAATCCCTGCGCGCACGTCTGGACCACTCTCTGCTTCTTGCAGCCATTGCTTTCCCTCCTTATTTATAATTGTTAAGGTCATTTTTATCCATGATAACAGGATAATTGTTATACGCTATATCCATATCCACCCTTCCGTGTATCCCTGGAACTGACCCTTTATCTGTAGTCTGCCACATTCCGCATTTGCGTCCAGGCGCATTAGCATAACGTGCAAACCACATATCATAATTTTTTGTTACATCGCTTGACTGATAGTATTTTAAGTAAAAGTCGTTGTTTGTGTAAAATCCACAATAAAAACCGTGTTTTTCCATTGTGTCACAAAACGCACGAGTACAGTCAAGCACAAAATTGCGAGTGGGTTTTACACCGTTTTTAGCAGCGTAAGATTCGCTAGCATATTCCCAATCATACATAATGGGATACGGTATTTTGTGATTTCCAATAAACTGCACTAATACGCGGGCTTCGTTAGCAGCCATTTCTGGTGATAATGGATATCCAAACCAGTATAAACCAAATGGTATGTTTAAGCGTTCACACTCTGCTATGTTTCGTGTAGCTTTATTGTCTATGGTGTTTCTACCAAATCCAGCGCGTATCATAGCAAAGTCTATGTTGGGCTTTACAGTGTCCCAATCAATCGTGCCCTGGAAATATGATACATCAATTCCTTTAAACAATTTTTTCGTCCCCCAATCTGTCTATTAACCTTGTCATCACAATCGTGTTATTGTTAATGACAGTTGCAAGATTATCTACCTCAGACTTGTGTCGTTCCTGGTTTTCGTTTCTGTCCTCGCGTTCTTTTTCCCCCCGGTCATATACATACCACGCCATGGCGACGCATGCGACAAAGGGGAAAGCATAGTTACTTAACAAATTCGTCCAATCCATTGATTCACCCCCTTTTCCTACTACTTTTAATTATATCAAAACCATTGACAAAAGTCAAGTAAATATGATATAATAATAAGAGATATATTGTGCTTGGAGGTGACAGCGTGTCATATTATGACGGAACAAAATTACTGAGCCTTTTAGATATTAATGGTAATAGGCCAGAAATATATATGGTAACGACAAATCGTACTGGTGGTAAAACAACTTGGTTCAGCTCGTTTCTTGTGAGAAAGTTTATTAAAAAGCAAGAAAAATTTATGTTGTTATACAGGTATAATTATGAGCTATCAGACTGCGCTGAAAAATTCTTTAAAGACATACACAATTTGTACTTTAATGACTACAATTTAAAGAGTCAGTGTAGGGCAAAGGGAATGTTTCACGAATTGTTTTTAAATGATAAATCATGTGGTTATGCTGTAGCACTTAATAATGCTGATACCCTTAAAAAATATAGTCACCTGTTTAATGATGTTGAGCGTATGTTTTTTGATGAGTTCCAGTCGGAAATGAATAAATATTGCGCGGACGAGATAAGAAAATTGTTATCTATACACACCAGTGTAGCTAGAGGTAGGGGTAAACAGGTGCGTTATGTTCCGGTTTATATGTGCGGTAATACGGTAAGTTTACTTAATCCATATTATACCGCTATGGGGATTAGTGACAGATTGATGAATGATACAAAGTTTCTTAAGGGTGACGGCTTCGTGCTAGAACAAGGTTTTATAGAATCCGCATCAAAAGCGCAATTGGAATCTGGATTTAATCGAGCTTTTTCCAGCAGCGATTATGTTGCATATTCTGCACAAAATGTTTACCTTAATGATAACTATTCGTTTATTGATAAACCGGTGGGGAGGGGGCGATATCTTGCGACTGTTAAATATCTTAATAAACATTATGCAATTTATGATTATGATAGCCTGGGTATCCTTTATGTTACTGACAGCTATGACAGCAGCTTTCCTTACAGACTTAGCCTTACGACAGACGACCATAATATTAACTACGTTATGTTAAGTAAAAATAGTCTTATGATTAATAATTACAGATTGCTTTTTAATCGAGGTTGTTTCAGATTTAAAAATCTTGATAGTAAACAAATGCTGCTTAAGTTATTATCTTACTAGGTATCTGCATGGGTGCTGCAATATTTACATAAGCAGATGTCACACCGTCAAAAGTGCTGCAAGTGTTTTGGGTTATGACAGCCCACTTATTGTACCCCGTGTTATAGATATAAAAAGCCCGGCTTTTATAGTCGGGCTTTTAATAAGTACTTGCGCAAATACTCATGTTTTATTTAATTTCAAAATTCATGCATAAATATAATCCGTTGTCCATTTTCCAATAATGCCCCAAATACCAATCTTCACCCAACATACGCTGGTAACAGTATTCGCCGTCATACACACTAATACCTTTAGGTTTATCAACAATATAAGCCTTAATTGTATCGCAACCCTCAATATCCAAATTTTCCTCAAACCATGTTTCCAACTCTCAGTTTAATGTGTCAATGATGACTTACTTACCAACCCAATTTTTCTCATTTTTTTCATAAATAACTTCATTTCGTAATATGTAAGTCCGACACAGGCGTTACCAATCTTCTTATTGTCCATCAAATCTTTATCATATGACTGAATAATGTGTTTACCTGATTTTTTATATAATAAATCAACGCACTGTGTATACTTATATTTTTTATTGTATCTTTCGTAACAGGCTCCGTATTCATCGTCTGATACCTTTGTAAATCCAATTTCTTTTAACTTGTCATCAATATTTTTAAATAATTTCATCATGTATTCCTCTTTCTCCGACACTCAGCAGTCGGCTGATAAATTTATTTAATGTATCATACTAAATATAACTAACAGCATTGTTACGACCATTAACATTATTGTTATGCAAGAAAATATATTAGTTAATACTTCTTTTTGTAACAATACACCTATAATAGCATATATGAAAAACTGTAAAGCAACAACTATTAAAATTAACACGTTTTCTTTCATTTAGTCCTCCTTAAATTTTCTTAACTGTTTCTTTGTCATGTGATAACCCTTCTTCTCCAATACGATTCCGCCAGGCATTCTTACAGGTTTTAACCCTTCATTAAGTTTAAGTCCTTCTTTAAAATCTGTTATATCGTATTTCTCTAAAAATTCTTGCTTGGCATCTTCTGACATTCCAGCGCACCTTATGTTATAAAACGGTTCAACCTCTTTTCCATCAACGTGTGTTACGTGTTCCATATAAGTTTTCTGCCGTACAAAAACAGCTTTATCCCAATATGATTCTAGTTTCCAAGCACAAAATGAGGTAGGATGGATTCTAATTCCCTTAACATCTTCTGGTTTTCCGCTGCAATGAATTGAGTCAGTATCGCAATAAATAAAACCATCTTTATCTACACCATGATAATTTGCTTGCGCTGCATTAATTACGAATCGTCTTGCGTAAGACGTTATGGCGCTTCCTACGGCTATAAATCCAGGCTTCTTTTCGTGTTCTTCCACAATTTCAAAACCTAACACATTTTTACTATTGATGTATGGCACCTTATAGCTAGAGCTGTCATTAGCAGCAAACTTACCATATAGATTGTTTAAGTACAGTTTAGCTAACTCTCGTTCAGCGTCAACGCTGTTTTCTTTAATTTCTTTATACTTGTACATGTAATCATCAAATAAACCTATCGCTTTCATAAAATAACATCCGTCAAGTACTTCAAGGTCTATCGGGTTATAGTGTTTTAAAAATAACTCGTAGTCCACACATGTCATCGTCATTGTTACGTAACTGTCATGCTTCACACCCTGTTTCATGTAATAACGCTTGTAGGTTCCGCTTTGATAATCATAATAATCACTGGTGGTTAGATAATCTGTACCATTATATAGTAAGGTTCCCTTTATCTGCACTGTAGGTAACATGCCTTCCTTAATGTTAAATCTACATCTTATCCTAACAAAATAGTACTTGTTATCAACTTCTTTCGGGATATCTCCTTTCCAAAACATAGGTTTTCCTACTGGATAAAAGTTGCCAGATTCACTTGACATATTGGAAGGATATGAGCTATTAATATCAGCTGTCCAACCGTTGGAGTAAATCTTATTTTCTTTTCCCTTAACTAGATAACAGTAACCGCCACGGTATGAATGACGTATGTATGCATCTGCATTAGATTCGCCATATAAATCGGGGTCAATTTCAATTTCTGTTAGGTTAGGAAAAAAGTTCTTAAAATCTGTCTTATCATAGGTACTTTTAAATTCCTCTAAACAACAAGACCCAATTGTAAGTTTTTGGTGTCCTCTTTCAAACATTATTTCAAGAGCTTCTTTAACAACTAACACGTCATTAGCTATGTACTCTTTTTCTTCGTCGGTTATTTCACACCCAGCGTAACGAAAACCTTCATATTCCATGTCGAGCTTTTTGTGTTTTGTCTTAAAAGATTTACCGATTCGCTTTACACTAAAAGGCAACAATTTTAAACTGTCTCTAAACTCTATTACCGTTTGACCTTTTTTAATTGTAATAGTATACCAAGCTCCACGGTCACTGATAGCGCACTTAAACTCGTTGGTTTTCATTTTACCCTCTGCCACACGGTTCCAGCTATATCCATTACGCAATAACCAGTCAACGATAAAATTTCCGTCAAACTTAAGGTTATGAAAATATCCAACAATATTCACGTTAAGACTAAAAATGTAACCTAAAAAATCTTGGATGCTGTGTAAAATTACAACATCTTCTGTATTTAGTTCAACTACTGCTGCCGCCCATACCTCCGTATATTGCTGGCCTTTATAAACCGTTGTTTCAAAATCGCATACGTAATATTTATAGTTGCGGGTGCGCACATCTTTATGCCCTCCATATTAAAATTCATAATTATCCACGTCCAAAAAATCCTCATCAGCTTCCATGGCTTCCATAGCATCTTCCATGACTTCCTCTCGCCCTCCTTCGCTTGCGCCTATTAAGTCAAGAATTCCGTGTAGTTTTCCGGTAAGGATTTCTGAATCTGATACCCCCTCCCAACCGGGCCATTGACCCTCAGACTTAGCTTTCTCTAATGCCTCGGCAAAATCGTCCGGTCCGTATTTTTGCATTGAGCTATTATACCAACGTGTAATATAGGTAAACAACTTTTCGTTTCTCCCATAAATTTGTGTCATTTCCATCTGAAAATTAGTAAATATTTGATTGTTGTAATCGACATAATCTGGTTGCTGATTGGTCGGAATTTTTGTTGATACAGTAGGTTTGTTTATTGGACGTTGTTTAGTGGTAGTTTTACGCATCTGAGCTGCTCTCTTTGCTGCATTACTACGTTCTAACCTTCGACCAGCCGTTCCTTTTAAAATCTCCCCTGTCTCCTGGTCAATGTAGCGTGATTTGGTGTATAGGTCGGGTGTTTTTATTTTGGATAACCTTGCGACACTTGACTTTGTAACTCGTTTTGGCCTTGGTGGTAAGACATTTTCTGGAACTAAATACCCACGTTGTTCCATTCTTTTAATCTGTCTAGATATTCTAGCTCGTTCTTTATTGTAAGCTTTCCTTGTCTCAGATGCGGTGTTTTTTCTAGCCATTTAATCACCTCCATTTTGATAAATATAAAGGGAGGTATTACCTCCCTTTGCGTTTGTTAGTCAATTGCTAACAGGCAATCAACATAACTCTTACCACCTTTTGAAACACCAGATGTTTTTACGATTGTAAACGGCTCATCCTCGAACAACGTGAACATCTGTCCAAATGACCGCTTAAACGTTGCTGACTGACAGCACCAAACCTTAGTAGAACCGTCTACTGTTCCGATAACAGATAACAATTCGGATGTTTCACCCTTAGCGTTCTGGTCCTCGTAAAGTAAGTACCCAGAAACTACCATTCGTGTATGGTCTGGTACATCCTTAACGGATATAATTCCTGGGTCCTGAGTCATAAGATACTTTTCTACCTTTGTGAAATCTCTGCTGGTCTGTAAAATTGTCATTGTTCATTCCTCCTGTTAGGTTAGTGTGCTTTCTTCTGCTGAGATTCTGGCCGAGTTATTTCCACTGCCATTTCCATAAACTGCTTAACCGTTATGCCCATGACCTTTTCGTCGTATTCAAGGGATACAACGATGGATGGGTGATAATCGGGGTCGGTATTCTCTTTAACGGCAAGTTTAAGAGCCTTCTCTTTGTCCTCAATCTTGGACGGCACAACGTATGTGCGATTACTTGCTTCTCCTACCGATTCAGATACACCAAGTACGGTGATGTTAGTGGATACAATTGTTCTTGTTACCATTGGTTCTGTCATTTTTCTTTCCTCCGTTTTCTTTGTTATTGGGTTGTATAATAAGCGGTCGGCACGTGGGATGCTTTTTTATTTTCCCGCTTACCATCAATGGGTATTATGGTTATGTGAATAATAGATACTTGGTCTGTATGAATAAAACCTAATAATGTATCCGGGTCTGTTATTGGCCCTAAATAGTCCGTTCTTATGGTGAGCATGTATTCATCGGTTAAGACGTAGATTGTTGCATAGGCTGAACCTGTATGAAGAACATAAGAACTTACTACTTTGGTTCCGTAGACCAGTTGTTCATATAGAGTTTTTATCATCTTATTCACCTCCCCTACTATTAATTATATAGTAGGGGTGTGAACAAATTATGAACAAACTTTTAATAAATTATGAATTTCTGCTCGTCCATCAAATGCTAATTTTATCTGCTACTAATCTTCTTCTCGTTCTAAATCCAAAACAACCACACCATCACTGTATCCTACGTCAGCAAGACCATTAACACTATATTTTTCCATGGTCAATCCCCAACCTATGCTCGGATATAAACGGATTGCCTTAACCTCAAATTCTGGATTCTCCAACAACTTTTCTGCCAATTCTTTCGCTTTCATGTATTCCTCCAAATCCTAATTTTGTCAAATAACTTCATTTTTCTCCTTTATCTGCTACTATCCCGCTCGCGGAAACTGTTGCAGAAAAATACTTCATGGATTCTTTCGGGTGTGAGCGTCTCGCACTCACGGCAGTTATACCGTTCGCAGTTTATAACTGCACAATCTCTACATAGACACATATCCTCTGTTTGTTTACTGCACTTTGGCATTCCTTTCTCCTTTATCTAGTAATATATAATTCTCCAGATTGGGTTAAACGGGGTGTAACTGCTTTATTGTCTACGACTAAATAGTTTACACCTGTCTGCTGGTCTACGTAATACCATACTCTGTCTTTATACAAAAATGGTGTAGATGCACACTTTACCCAATAAATTACACCAACTAGCATTATTGCTAAAATGATTGTTATAAAAATATTTTTCATTATTTCACCTCCTTTCTTTTTATGGTTTATATTACTCTGCGTCACCTACTTTAGTTTTTATAAATAATTTATCTCCATTTTCAGTATAACTTTCAATTTTACTTTCTTCAATAAATTCCCATTGTATAACGTCATCACAATCCCAATAACACATAAAATCATGATTAATCAAAAACTCTGGAATTTTGTTAGCATTACGATAATCCCATTCACCACCAAAATTCTTTGCTACTAACATAGACTGACCACAATTTTTACACCTCAAATATAACCTATTATTCGCCATTTATAATCCTCCTTATGTTTTGTGTTTAACTCTTTGTTTCTATATATTTATTATAGCACCGTTTCTGTTAAAAGTCAAGCGCTTTTTGAAAATTAAGTTTAAATATTTTCTAACGGTTATCATTAGCGCGCTCGGTGGGGAAAATGA